GTGCTGTTATCACCGTTGCTGGTGGTACTGGTGCAGGTGCTGTAAGCGTCACTGCCTTGGGACGCAAAAAGTACAACTGATTCCGATTCATAGCCCTCGCATTTGCGGGGGCTTTTTGCATGACTGTTTCTTTCACCGAAGATCTAGACGCTTTTTTTGATACGCCGGGATTTACGGTTCCGGTGGTATCTGGTGGAACAACAAGTGTGGGCTACTTTGAATCGCCTAATGAGATCATTGCTGACGGAGTCGTGTTGACGACTGATTACGCAGTGGTCGTAAAGACATCTGATTTTTCGTCTGTGGCGCGGGGCGACACGATGACTGTTGAAAGCGTTGATTACACCGTTAGGGAGCCAATGCTTTTGGACGACGGTAAAATTATGCGTGTGATGCTTATGAAGGATTAGATATGACGACTAAGCGTGAAAGCATTCTTTCTGCTATTGCCACTGCCCTTTCTGGGACTTCAGGCGTAGGTACAAGGATTTACAGGAGTCGAGTTGAGCCTTTAAGCAGGGCAGAGTCTCCGGCAATTGTTATTGAGCCGGTTAGTGATACGCCAGAGCAAAACACCAGCCTGCCAACTCTCGACTGGACCTTTAGGGTTCGCATCGTTGTCATAGAAAGGGCGACAGTCCCCGATCAAGCTGCTGACGACACAATTGAAAGTTTGCACTCAAAGATCATGTCTGACTTGACGTTGGGCGGGCATGCGATTGACGTGGAGCCAGCAACAACAAGCTTTCAGTTGCTTGAGGCTGATGAGCCAGCTGGGGTAATTTTCTGCGAGTACGACATCCGGTATCGCACACAGGTAAGCGATTTAACGCAATAAAGACTTGGAGCTACGCTGAGCCTAACCACCCTCTGCACTTACCATGTTGGATGAACACACAGGACTCGGCGGGACTTATCTCCTTGATCCTGAAACTGGCGTACGCACTCTGATTCAGCGGACGCAACCACCACAACCATCATCACAGGAACAATCTGATGGCACTGCTACTCCGCAAACGACTGATCGTCATCGAGACGGAGTCGAGCTACGGGTCGGATCCGACGCCGGACGGGGCAGACGCCGTTCTGGTAAGAGACCTGACAATCACTCCTCAGAGCAGTGATGTTGTCAGTCGAGACCTGATTCGTCCTTACCTAGGCGCATCACAACAGCTTTTGGCGAACACAAAAGTTGAATGCACTTTTAGTGTTGAGATGGCAGGCTCCGGCACTGCAGGCACTGCTCCTCAGTACGGCAAGGCTCTCAAGGCTTGCGGCCTTTCTGAGACCGTGGCATCAGGCACCAGCGTCACTTACGAACCAGTAAGCGGTTCTTTCTCTTCAGTGACCATCTACTACATGATTGATGGTGTCCGCCATAAGGCGACAGGCTGCAGGGGAACGGTTTCAATCAACGCTGAGGTTGGCTCAATCCCTACGCTTGATTTCTCTTTCACGGGCATTTACAACGCTCCTGACGACAGCGCTCTGCTTACTCCTACTTACGCCAACCAAGACGATCCATTGGTCTTCAAAAATGGCAATGTGACCGGCTTCCAGCTGCTTTCGTATTCTGGAGCGCTTCAAAGCTTCTCGTTTGATCTGGGGAACTCAACTGTTTACAGGGAGCTTGTCGGAGGAACCAAAGAGGTTCTGATTACTGATCGCGCTGCTAGTGGGTCAGTAAGTATTGAGGCAGTGCTGCTTGGGACGAAGGATTACTTCTCCTCTGCAGTAGATGACGATGCAGCTCTTGGTAACTTGACCTTCACTCACGGCACTGTTGCTGGCAACAAGGTTCAGTTCACTTCAAGCAAGGTGGACATTGGGGATGTTTCCTATGGCGATGCCGATGGCATTGCGATGTTGGAGATCCCCTACACCTGCGTGCCTGATTCTGCAGCTAATGCTGAGTTTGATCTGGTTTACACCTAAGGGTTAGCCAGGTCGAACAAGGGGGATGAGGGAGCCTTTGCGGGCTCCCTTTTTTTGTGTAAGCTGAGCCAGCTTATGCCCTTATCTAATGGCTTTTGTTCGTAAAAAGGTTAAAACCTTCAAGTGGCCTGTTCAAGTTCAAGAGCCCAGTGACACCAAGCCAGGAGAGTTTGAAACATCTGAGTTCATCGCCATCTTCAAGAGAGAAAAGATGTCGAAGCTTGAGGACAGTAAGGACGATAGCAATATTGGCTTAATCAGAAAAGTTCTTGTTGGCTGGGAAGGCATTGTTGACGAGGACGGAGAAGAGGTTCCGTTCAGTGATGAAGTGCTTCAAGAACAGGCGGATGACGCTGATTGGATTAAAGCTGTGTTGAATACTTATGCAGCGACTTACGCAGAGGCAGAAGCGGGAAACTAAAAGCAGCCGCTGCTTATTGGGCCTCAGGTGATGCCCCTGTCGAGGACAAGACAGGGGAAGACGCAGCGGCTTTTGGCTTGGCTTTGCCAAAGCAAAAACCAAAGGAGTCAAACGACTTTGAGGTTTGGGAAGAGAATTGGGAAGCAGTAATGATGTTTCTGCGTATGCAGACTCAATGGCAGGTGACGATGGGTGGGTTTGTTGGCTTGAGATATGAGGTTTTGCTGTGTTCCGGGGGCTTGTTTGACCTCTACAATGTGGAAGATCGTCGCGACACGCTGGAACGCCTTCAAATTTTGGAGGCAGCAGCTCTTAACGAACTGAGGAAGCGCTCTGATGGCAAAGGCAATTAGCACTCTTTCCATCAAGGTTGACTTTAAGGACACAGGCGCTCAGGCGGTAATTGACAAGATTGGCGGTTCAATAAAAAGGCTGCAAGTAATATCTGGCCCAACCAGCCAAACAATTCAAAAGCTTAGGCAACAGGTAACGCAGTTAGGACAGAAAGGCAATAACAGTATTAGCACTATTGAAGGTCAGATTGGCGCCCTTAAGGGACTAAGAAGAGAAGCAGATTTAAACAGCAAAGAGTTCAAGGAGCTGACTGCAGATATTGATAGGTATACCCAGAAGCTGCAAAAAGCTCAGGGTCAAAAGAAAAGAGGTGGGCTTGGCGGCAGAGGAGCAACTCAGGTTGCTGGCGCTGTTATTTCTGGCGGTATTTTTGGCGGTCCAGAAGGTGCATTAGGCGCTCTTGGTGGCGCAGCGTTTGGAGGAGTACAGGGTGCATTTGCTGGCGCTGCTATTGGCGCTCAATTGAAAGGATTAAGGGATGCCGCTGCTGCGGCCGGATCATATGCGGCTCAAATTGAAAAACTAAAAATTGCGCTGGGAGGCGTCACTGCAAACCAAAGCGAATACAACTTTGCGGTAGCTGCTGCACGCCAAGCAACAGATCAGCTAAATATTCCTACAGCCGAATCGCTTGCGGGAATCACAAAATTAACTGCTGCTGTCAAAGGTGCGGGCGGCCCGCTGACTGATGCGACTCTTACCTTTAAGAATGTGAGCGCGGCTATCAAGGCGACAGGCGGCTCTAGCGAGGATGTAAAAGGCGCTATTACTGCCATGGTGCAGGTCTTTAGTAAGGGCAAGGTAAGCGCTGAAGAACTTTCTGGACAGCTTGGCGAAAGACTTCCAGGCGCAGTCACAATGTTTGCCAAGGCCAACAAGATGACGCTGCCTGAGCTGCAAAAGAATCTCAAGGCGGGGACGGTCGGACTTGATGAGCTGATGAATTTTATCGTTGAGCTTGGTAATACCTACGGAGGAACAGCCGAGAAGATCTCAGATTCAAACGCTGAGGCCGGCGCTCGTCTTCAGGTTCAAATCAGGGACTTGCAGGCAGCTGTTGGCGAAGGACTGGTGCCCATAGGCGCGCAATTCCAAGACGCATTTGGGCGTTTCATTGAGGAGATAACGCCAACCTTGGCAGATGTGCTGCCAAAGATAGCTCAATTCTTCTTGGATATAGCCAAGAATCTCGACAAAGTTTTGCAAGTCTCGCTGGTCATATTGGCCGCAGTCACTGTCGGCAAAATTGCTGCAATCGTCGCATCAATTGGAGGATTGGCTCAGGTTATTTTTACACTTAAGTTGAATGCAATAGTCGCTACGAAGGCTCTCATTGGACTGAATACCGCTGCCCTAGTGAATCCTTATACGGCATTAGCAGCAGGCGCTGCAGCTCTTGCGGTAGCAATATTCAAGGCAGCAAACGAGCAAAGTCGTCTTAATTCTTTAATCAGAGATGGCAGTGTTGCCGAGGTAAGAGCAGAAATTAGCAAGAAAGAGATTGCTCTAGACAAAACCCTCATGGAAGGGATGAAGCCAGGAAGAAGCGATCAAGATGTTGTTGTTACGGCAGATGGTATCGAGACTATTGGATCAAGAACGGCTAGGCTAAAGACTGAAGTAAGACAACTCAGGTCTCGTCTTACAAGCGCAATAAACGACAGGGATCAAGGCGCAGATTTAGATGA